AGGAATTGAACAAGTTTAACAACGTTATATTTACAGAGGAAGGACACACCTATACACTAAACGGTAAACCTCTTACATCAGTTACCACGTGTATAGGTAAGTTTAAAAAACCTTTTCAGAAAGAATTCTGGGCAGACAAAACTGCTAATAAAGAAAATAAAACAAGACAAGAAATTTTAGATAAGTGGGATTCTATTAGTTTACGCGCATGTAATAAAGGAAGTAAGTTTCATGCATATGCTGAAAATTACATTAATAATAAGATACTACCTAATACAATATATGACTTCGATATAGATATGAGTGCATATGATACTATCGAATCCCACTTTTTAAAATTCTACGAAGAATCAAAAGACAATCTTGTACCAGTAAGTTCAGAGCTATGTGTTGGCTCAGAAGAACTTGGACTATGTGGTATGGTTGATCAGCTGTATTACTCTAACACGCTTGATGCTCTAGTTATATTTGACTGGAAAACTAACAAAAAGATGAATTACAAAAGCAAGTTTAAGAATAAAATGCTTGAACCTGTATCCCATCTAGATGAGTGTGAATTTAACACTTATTCCCTACAATTATCTACATACAAATACATTATAGAGCACGAAACAGATCTTAAAATAAAAGATTGTTACATTGTGTGGTTTAATGAAAATAATGACACGTACAAGCTTATAAAATGTGCTGATTACAGAAAAGAGGTTGAGAATATGTTAAATTATAATTAATTTTATTATATTTGTCGCATGACAAGATTTGAATGCGTTAATACAGACTGTAATAAAGACTTAGAGCTTGGAACTCACACTATAAAAGTAGTGGGTGGAGAAGTTGTATGTCCTGAAGCAATTTGTTGCGATAAATATATGAAAGAGATACGAGTTAAAGGCGGAGGCTTTGGAGGTATTATTAAAAAGCCTGGAGGCACTATAGCTGGTAAATTTAACAGTAATAGATATTCTTAAACATGGATGTTATTGAAAAAGCAATGAGAAAACATTTTAAGTTTTCTTTAAACTCTAAACTATGTTCTAATTGTTTAGAAAAGTACACTAACTTATATCAAGTAGATAAATTACTTCATATGAATGCTAAAGCGCAGTCAAAGTTAGGAATAGATTCTAATCAAGAAGAAAGATCAGAAGCACACAATGTAGCAAGATATGTTAAAGCATCTATTGCTGTTATTGATAAAAACAAAGCAGAGGTTTTATTCCCTGAAATAGAATTATGATAATACCAATTAACTCTGATATACCTCAGTCTATGAAAGCGTATCTTCAAATACTTAATCCAGTTTTAAAACTAAAGGATAAAGAAATTGAAGTGTTATCTAGCTTTTTATCTATATGGCATTCTAACAGATCTAATCCTAATTTAGATAAAATGTTATTTTCTACACCAGTTAGAAAACTTGTACGTAATCAAATAGACATGTCTGAAGCTTCTTTTAATAATCATATTACAATGCTTAGAAAAAAGAAAATGATTATAGATAAAAAATTAAATCCAAGTATTTTAAGTGGTGTACAAGAAAACGGAATTGAGATAACATACAAAATAACGTGGACAAAATAATAAAAAAGCTTGCAGCAAAATATAACATTAGTGAGTTTAAAGCAGATTTAATAGTAAAATCACAATTTGCAGTTGTAAAAAACTGTATAGAAAAAGGAGACTTTAAATCTGTAAGACTAAAACATTTAGGAATGTTTACAGTTAAAAAGAATAGGTTTAAATATTACAAAAATGGACGAAGAGAAGAAAAGTAGTGTAGCAGGAAAGATGTCTGAAATTTTAAACGGATGGAAGAATGTTGTATTTCCTAATGAGCATGTAGAACAAATTGCAAAAGCAAGAGCATCAATATGTTCTGGATGTGAATTTAATGTAAAAAATAGATGCACCAAATGTGGGTGCCCTTTAATAGCTAAAACACGGTCAATGCAATCACATTGCCCACTTAAAAAATGGTAAACATGATTAAATACGAGCCTTTAGGAAACCACATTGTAGTGGAAATGCCTTCAGTAGAAAAAGAAACAAAAAGTGGGATTATTAAATCTCAACAAATGTTAAAAGAAGAAGAAAATAAAAGAGACGGGCATGCTAAAGTTGTAGCTGTTAGTCAAGATGTTAAAAATGTAAAAGTTGGAGACACTATTATACCTAAAGGCCAAGGGTTTATGGTTATGGTGGAAGAAGTGGAGTATTTCCAAATGAACATGTTTGACGTGCTAGGTATTGTAAGATGATATTAGAGAGGTTCGATACAGAAGCTAACTTTTGGAAATTACACCCTCAATTACAAATCCCCCAAGAGTTTGCTGCTATCTATAAAGAAGATAGAAGCAAAACAAAAAGCAAAAGCTCACAGATAATGTGGGCTATTGCGCTTTTGGTAGATCCTGATTCTAAATTTGCTAATATATCTTTTCCTACAAGAAAAGATATAATCAGTAAAGATTTTCTTAAAGATGTTAAGTTTGATTGGGATAAATACAAATCTGCTATGAATTTTTATGAATCATCTCTTATAACTCCTGCTAAAAGACAACTTTTAGTGTGGAATAAAAAGATGGACGAAAAAACAAGATACTTAGATGTACTTACGTACGAAGAAAATGCAGATACAATAGAAGGACTTCTTAAAACTAATGTTAAATTGTTTGAAGACTATGAACGTCTTTTAAAACTAGTTGATAAAGAAACTAACGAAGGCTCCACTAAAGGTGGAGGTGAAGAATCTGCCTCTGAAAAAGGATTAATATGATTGTTAACAAAGCTGCTTTTTTACTTAAAGAAATACCTCAATTTCATCCTGCAAGCGAAGAATACTTATTGTTTTGGCGAGAAGAAAAGAAAAGGTGTATTGAGGGTTATTGGGTTAGCGGCGTATGGATGCCAGGTAACTTATATTTTTATGTAAACTTCTGGACAATCTTATTAAACAAAACTGCACACTCTAAAACTAAAACTCCTGGCAAGCCTTTTCTTAGAGATCTTGAATGGGAGTTTTTTTATAACTGGTGTGAGGCTAGAGGGTTTTCTGGGTTTGAAGGAGATAAAGAGTTTACTTGTAACAGAGAGTTTATAGGTAAACCTAACTATGTTCCTGCTGCAGAGTATATGCGTAGGACACATAAAAAGAATATGGGCTGTCCTTTGTGGGAAAATGAAGCTAAAAACTTTATGATGATGGGAAGTCGTGGATTTGGTAAGTCTTATTCTGTTGCAGGAGGAGTTATTGGCCATGAGTTTGTATTTGATGGAATGAAATCTTATAAACCTGAAGATATTGGTAATCCACCTTCTACAGAAATTGTAGCAGGAGCAGGGGATGCTAAATACTCAGGAGATATATTAAAAAAGACACAATTTGGATTGGACAATTTACCTGGAGGTATTGAGCTTGGAGACAAGTTTTTTCCCTCCCCTTTTTCTAAGCAGTACAGCGGTAGTTGGTACTCTGGTAAAGAAGTTATTGCAGAGTATAAAAAGAAACTTGGTGGTACCTGGAAAGTTATGGGTAGTAAGTCTAAGATTAAGCATCGTACATTTAAAGACAATGCATTTGCTGCCAATGGTACTCGTCCTGCTGTAATGGTAATGGAGGAGATTGGTATGTTTAGTAATCTTAAAGCATCGCACGAAGCATCAGTAGAATGTATGAAAAACGGTGCATATAAGTTTGGAAGCTGTATGTATTTAGGTACAGGTGGTGATATGGAAGGTGGAGGTACTGTAGATGCAAGAGATATGTTCTACAATCCAGATGTTTACGATATGATTACTTTTGACGACGAATGGGAAGACAAAGGTAAAATATCTTACTTTGTTCCCGCGTATAGAGGGCTTAATCAGTTTAAAGACCCTAATGGAAACACGCAAGAACAAGATGCAAAAGATTATTTAGATAAATTTAGAGAAAAACTAAAGAAAAGTAAAAACTCTAGAAGTGCATTAGATGCAGAGTTGCAAAACAGACCGCTTGTACCGTCCGAAGTATTTCTTACGCGTACAGGTAATTTATTTCCTGTGGCAGATCTTCTTACTAGACTAGCTGAGTTAGAAGTTAGTAACAAAGAAAGGAACCATGATTATGTAGGAGATCTTTATTTAGAATCTGATAGTAATAAAGTTAAATGGAAACCTAATGCTAAACTATCTCCTATTGTAGATTTTCCTCTTAGAGGTAGTGATGATTTAGCAGGATGTGTAGTAATATATGAAATGCCTTATGAAGACTCGGAAGGAAATATACCATATGGCATGTATCTTGCAGGAACAGATCCTTATGATCATGACGACGCTACTACAGCATCTTTAGGTAGCACGTTAATTTTAAATAAACTTACAAACCGTGTAGTAGCAGAGTATACAGGAAGACCTGACACTGCTAATGAATATTACGAAAAAGTAAGAAGATTACTACATTTTTTTAATGCAAAGTGTTTGTATGAAAACGAACGTAAAGGTATGTATCAATATTTAGAGTTTAAAAATCAAACTCATTTATTGCTTGATCAACCTGGCATAATAAAAGATGTTGTACAAAACAGTAAAGTAAATAGAGGTAAGGGTATGCATATGTCTAAGCCTTTAAAAGATTACGGAGAAGAACTTATTAAGATGTGGTTGCTAGAGCAATACGGAAAAGAAGATTCTTTAAATCTACATAAAATAAGAAGTATACCTTTACTTAAAGAATTAATTGCTTATAATGATACAGGAAACTTTGATAGGGTTATGGCCTTTATGATGGTTATGTACCACTTGCAAGAAGTTAAAAAAATTAAAGTAGAAAAAGAAACTAAAGTTACCACTATATATGATCAAGGTTTTTGGGGTAAACAATTATATAAAAGAGGGAGAAGAAAGTTTTAGCTATAAAATTAGAAGTTAAAAATCTAATTTAATACATTATTACTTGGAAAGTATTTAAAAATTCCTATTTTTGTCCTTTAATTCGCGAATTTAAAAAAAATATATTAATATGGCAACAGTAAATGTAACCCTGTCTCTTTCTAGTACAGACTTATTTGCAAAGCAAAACATAAGTTTTACAGAAACAGACTCACTATCTCCTGCAGGAGATCAAGCTATAGTAGGACGACTCGTTACTACTGGCTCAGGAACAGAAGATAATATAGCATTAAAAGCTTTAGACGGAACAGACGATAGAGCTTATGTATTTTTACATAACTTAAGCTCAACTACGGGCGAGTATGTTAAAATTGGATTATGTGGTACTCATGGTACAGACTCAGCATCAGGCGACTGGTTT